AGAACTATTCCGTTTAGACGCTAAACCCGTGTCTAATTCCTCATAATACGCTTTGTAGATCAGGTGATGATATTTTTGTTTCTTTAACGGTTCCGTGTTCTGTGAAATGTCCGTTGTATCTGATCCGTCATAGTCATCCTCGAAATCTTCGTAGGTAACTTTTGCGAGACAATGAGCGTAGAGGTCCAAAGGTCCGAGTCTTTGTCCGACGACGGCGAGCAAACCGCCTGGATCGACTCGCGCTTCAGCCATTGAATCCCATCTCTCAATGAGTTTGTCTCTTGCTGCAGATTCTTTAGCGTTCTCCGGTGATGCAACGTCATCAAACAAACACAAATCGGCACGATGACCAATGAATTCAGACTCAATACCGTAAGCAGAAACAGTTGGTTCCTTGTTATCCAACCCACCCATGTCCTCCTGTTCAACAATGAATTCCTCAGCCCGCCACAACGACCCTGAAGTTGAAGGCTTAAACCTACCGTAATCTATCGCCAAACACGCTTCCGCTTTAATCGCTAAACCTTTGTCAATTAGCACAGGATCAGGGTCAAGTGGGAACTGGCGTTCAAGGGTTTCACGGATACGACGGCTATACATTTTCGCTAGTGACTGTGAAACGGAGCCGATCATCACACGAATCTTGCGGTTCTTTACAATCTGCCACACAGCAATATCGTGAAACAGGGTTGATTTACCTGCACCTGGGGGACAGTTCAACACCACAAACTGTTTATCATCCGACAACAAATAATCCTCAATCTTGTATGCGGCATCCACCTGCCACGGGCTAGGGATACGGCCCAAATAGCGTCTACGGAAATAGTCAAAGTCCACAAGCCCACGCTGAGCTTCCTCAGAAAGACGGTCATAAGGGATAACAGGTGGAAGATCAGAAACATCCATCACCTTCGCCCAAGCATCAGCCTGAACACCACCAACCTTCGACCTGGTTTTCCCCTCCTCCAACTTCCCAACCTCTATCTCAGCTTTAGCGATCTTCTTCTTCGCATCCCACTTCTGTGCAGTGTTGTAATGAACACCAGCAATCTTCGCAGCATCCTTAATCGACATCCCCGATGCGCGAGCCTGCCAAAACCTTGCCACATCCTGTGGTGGAACTTGTCGTCGCCCGCTACGCCCTGCACTCATTGTTCTGCTAATCTACCACCGTTGGTGGGTGTGCCGTAGAGCAACAGCACTTAAATGAACTGGATGGCTCCGGGTCCTCCTCACACCCACCAACACAACAAAAGACCCCCACCTTTCGGCAGGGGCCTCGTTTACCACTTACGTGATAGGGGAAATTACTTTGCGTTGCGCTTCTTGTTGCGAGCGTTACGGGTCATTGAACCAGTTTTCTTAACTGCCTGTTCAGCATTAAATTTGTCGCTTCGCTTCGCCCTTCGTGCATCACCTATGGCATTACCCAAATAAGGTCCGGCATAACCACCAGACTTCGTTACACCTTGTTTCATTTGCTGTGAAGCAGTTTTCGCTGCTTTTGCATCTGCCGTAGCACGTTTCATTTTTTCTTTTCTTTGCAAACCTGATGAAGTAAATTCCCCACCTTCGCCAGTCCCAACAAAGTTGACATACTTCTCACTCAAAGCCTTGTCACGCACATAATCAACAAACCACTTGTTAAATTTTTTATTACCAAGTGCGTTTGCTTCTGCGGTCATGCGCTTTGATGCGGCCTTTTCACCGCGAGTAGACCCACCGCCTTGTCGTGCCGGTGCTTTCTTTTTTGCTGCCATTTTTTTTCCTAACGTTAGAGAATTACTTGGTATACCACTTGCAAACAGTAACACACCTGCTACACTCTCACGCACACCCGTCGGGATGACGGCACACGACAAGTATCACGGCTGTACCACGTTTGCAGGTGGCGGGGCATAAACAGGGGAACCTGGGTCGATGAACTATTTACTAGTTCAAGCAGCGTGATGAACGACATATCATCAACCAAAGGTGTCGGCTAAAACAAACTGGCTACGGCGACCTACCCTCAAAGGGTGAACCGTGGGGGGAGCTACTGTCATTCCCTGTCTTTCAGGAATTCGACATACACACACGTATGTGAAAATCCCCAACCAACCCCAAAGGTCAAACCATGCTCCAAAAGGAAGCAGCCGATTGACCACCCACAGTGACCCTCAGAACACAGGTGGGCTATCCCACCCACGTTTCAAGAGCCACCTAAGCCACCACTCAAAGTGGTCACAAAACCACACACCGAGAGAAACCCTAATATGTATATGTATGGGGGAGCGCCTCGGCATACCCCCCGTTGCCTGTGTGCGTTGCGCGTTGGTTTGGCCACTCTCCGCGTTCGGTCCTGGCCCATTCGAGACTGATCGAGACACGGGCGACCCCACCCCTACCCTCACTAAGCGTGAATAAGTGACCACCCTCCGTGAATAGTAGATCGCTAGACGTGCCGCCTATCGTTGGGCCTTGTGTCTGATCCTGGCGTGTTGGTGTGTCGCGTTGGGTGGTGGTGTAACCGCGCTAAGTGTTCACTGATATATTCTGGCGATATTTGGCGGTATGGCTTGCAAGTGTTGCAAGCTTGCCCTACTATCTGATCTATCACCTAATGGCTAGGTGATCCCGTAGCGGTAGCGGTATCGCGGCGGGGAATATATAAAGGGGTAAATATGGGTGCTATATCAGTAGCTAACGGGCCTAGCGTATGCGTGGCCTGTCTGTCCTGTCTCAATGAGGGGCGGGCGTTGGGTAAGTGGATCACGGCGGAGCAAGCGGCGGCGGAGGTGGACGCGGAGGCGATCACTTACGGCGGGCAAGGTGAGGCCATGACGTACGGGAGTGGCGCGGCGTTCGTTGGTTGCAAGCGTTGCGGCGGTGATGAATGGGAGTTAGTGGACGTGGAGCTTGCGGAGTGTGAGGACCTGGAGCTAGTGGCTATTTTCGCGGCATGGTATAACGCGGGCGGGTATATCACGGACCTAGCGGAGCTTATCGCGGAGCATGAGGGCCGATATCGTGGGGAATGGTCAAGTATGCGGGCCTATGCGGAGGATTACGCGGAGGAAACGGGAATGTTGCAAGGCTTGCCCGATCACCTGGCGAGGTATTTCGATTTTGACGTATTGGCCCACGATTTAGACATGGATCATTACTATGAGGGCGGTCACGTATGGTTCGCCCAATGAACGGCGGCGCGGTAACGGTGGAGCGGGTACGCCATAGCGGGGCGGTTATTGTCTCCGCGTTGGTGAACGATAACGGCGGGGCCTGGCTTATGTCGCGAACGTTCTACGGGTACACAATACGCGAGGCGCGGGAGCTATATCGGGCCTATTGCCAGGATCACGGGCTAACTATTGAGGGGGGCTACTAATGGCGCGGCGTAAGCGGGTGGAGGCGGATCTCGCGGCATGGGCTAAGGCGCATGAGGCGGAGGCTAAGCGGGCCGAACGTAATTCTAAAGCTTGCGGGCCTTACCCGTTGGGCGAGGTATGGCAGACATACGCGGCGAGGTGTAGGCGTGAGGCGTTCGACGTTCTCACCCGTGAGGCTTTACCGTTGGAGTGTGATCTAGCACCTATTCCCGTTGAGGTTATCGCAAGCGGTAACGCCTGGCGGGATCACTTACTAGCGTTGGAGGCGGAGGACGCGGCCAGGTTCGCGGAGGCTAAGGGGGTGACGGCATGACGGGCGCGGAGGCGTTGGGGATTATGGGCGGAGCTATATGTCTCACGTTCCCGCTATGGGGCGCGTATCTATTCCAGGCCTGGCGGGATCGTAGGCCAACGGCGGAGCAACGTGCCGCGCATACCCGCGAGATAGTCCAACGGCGGAGGAATCAGATCACGCGGCGCGGTTGGTAGCGGTTAGCCCGTACCCCGTAGGGGGCGCGTCGTTCACGGCGACGGCGGGCGCGATCTAGTTATGGTGACTAGACACAATAAAGGGGAGTGTATGGGTACACAATTTTGCGCGTTAGATATTGACAATCTGGCTACCGCGTCTAGTAGGGCCATTGTCGAGGCGATCACGGGAGTACTAAGCAACGGGATCGAAAACGGTGAGGGGTTAGACGGGCGGGCGTTGGAGATAATCCAGGACGTACTAAATAGCGACGGCGGGCTATTCAGTGACGGGGAATGTCTCGACATTATTGGCCGCGTCATAGATATTTGGAGGCGTATCGAGCTGTAAAGGTTATCCCGTTCCGCATTGGCGGCGGCCCGTTCACGACGGGCGCGGGAGCGATCTAGTCACCGTGGCTAGACAATAACCCTGGAGGGGGTCAAGTAATGAGTACAACAACGGCAGTGGATCGAGACAAGGTATTGTCTCGCTGTAAGTGGTGGGCAGATAGCGGGCATGAGTGGCTACAAGTGCCGCTATTCATGGCACGTAAGGCTCATGAGGCAGACAAGGCAAGCGGAGGCGACGGGATAAGCACGTTCTCATATGTCAAGGGGACTAACGCCTATTTGGAGGGTGACTGTGACGCGGCATTATTCCTGGCATATTTGGGAGCTACCGATAGCGACGCGGCAACAATTCACGCGAACGGCGTGGCCTCATACACCAACCTTGCGCCAGTCCGCAACTATCCACGTTGGGAGGCATAATGATCCACGTCATGACATACGGAGAACTACGCGCCGCACTTATGGCCTACCTATTCATTAGTGAGACATATTGCGAGGACGCGGAATAGTTATTCCCCCGTCGCCGTTGGGCGTGGCGGTTCGATCCGCAACGGGGACTATCGCAATACCGCGATAAACAATAACCCTGGGAGGGGACATGAACGGTTACAAGCTTAGGACGGCATTGGAAAAACTAATGCCCAACTACTCGATAGATGAG